CATCCCCTCTCTGCTTCTAGGAAGCTTATTTTATGACAATAAGAAGTTGGAACCAAACCACCGCAACTCGGTTGGATGAAGGATCTGTAAACAGTATCCGGACTCCGGGATATTGGAAGCTACTCGCCCAAAAGGCGCCGCTCCCGAATAACCCTTACCTTAAGTCGGAGCTTTATGGCTACGCACCTTACGGTAAGTTACCTTCGTCGCAGGGTGGGACCAACATGTCTTATTTCATGCGAGTTCCGAAGACACATATGAATATGTTCGACATCCTGTTCGACACAACCGGCTCCGGAGTTTCTCGACAGATTGCCCTTAACAACGGCAATCTCCCTCAGAAGCCCGGAAACCAAGTGTTGTGGCAGACGGATCGAACGATTCAGCGTGTGTCGACGGAGGCTCAAAATAAGCTGGTAAAGAAGCTCAACAGTCGAGACATTGATCTCGGTGTTGCGTTGGGCGAAGCGCGGGAAACCGCTGCCTTCGTCCAAAGTGCCTGTTTGAGACTTTATCGTGCCTTCCACTCCGCCCGTAAAGGCGACGTTTCAGGTATGCTAAAGGCTCTGGAAGTCTCTAAGACGACCAAGTCTAGCAAACAACGGTTTCGGGATGTTCCCGATGCCGCTGCAAACGTGTGGCTGGAGTACTCCTATGCGGTTCGCCCTTTATTGGGCGATGTCTATGGTGCAATGTCAGCACTAGAGAAGCGTCATGAACGACCTATGGTCGTCAAGCGCCGCGCGTCTGCATCAGACGAGTATGATGTCGAGCTAGCGACTTCGGGAGTAAATGCAGGGAGCTGCGACTACGAGCTCGCCTTTTACGGCGGCTTGTGGGCGTGGCATGAGATCAACTTTGAGGTTGATAACCCCTTCCTTTATTCCCTTAGTCAGTTGGGTCTGACAAACCCATTAAACGTAGCTTGGGAACTAGTTCCGTTCAGCTTCGTTGTCGACTGGTTTATACCTATCGGCAGCTTCTTTGACGGTCTGGTTCCGCCCCAAGGGGTCTCTCGCGTTAAGGGCGTAAGCTCTTATCGTGGAGAATTTGAGGGGCGTGGTAGAGCCAAGTGGAACTTCCCTGTTCCGCCTAATACGCGGGATGGGGAGAGTGAACACAAAGGCTCGTGGACTAGCAGGTTTAAGGGCAGAAGCCCGATGACCAGCTTTCCACGGTACCATCTGGTAGGTGCCGATTTCAGTCTGTCTAAAACGCAGATTGCAAGCGGTTTGTCTCTTCTCTGGTCTGTGGGCGCCGGCAGTAAAGCCGAGCGTAGCGCGCTAATGGGAGTGAGGAATTCTATGGGCAGTAATGCCCGGCGATTCCCTCAGGAATATTGGCGCGTTTGAGCCTGAAAACTCAACTTCAGACTGCTTCTTTAGAAAGCGCGTAGTGGCCGCAATTGCCCCTATTGTACTGAACGATGCCTTGGGCACGCCAGTAGCACACACCTTCGCCCCGGCGAAGACTCAAGCGGACTTTGCCCTCCTGGAGGACCGGGTCGCAGGTTTGTACATCGGCTATAACAAGCTGACGTTCAATCTCAACAGGCCGAAAGGCCCGTCGAACACTGCGAATCGGAACCTCCAACTGGAAATCCGTATCGAGACCCCGAAACTGGAGGTCACGTCCAACAACACAGTCTCCGGCATTGCGCCGGCTCCGACTGTGAGCTATCGTCCGATGGCTACGTTGAACATGACTTTTCCTGACCGCTGCTCTCTTCAGGACCGTAAGGACCTGCAGAAGTACGTCCTGCAGCTGCTTTCAAACAGCTTCGTGACGGATGCAGTGGAGAAGTTCGAACTGCCCTATTAAGGGTAACCGTGCTTCTACGTCGTAAGACGTGTTTCGGTAGTAGCCACAGCGACTATCATGTATTTGATAGTTTAACAACCATGTACTTGGAGTAATCTCATGTCTAACTTTGTTCGCCACCTTCTTGTATCTTCGGTTTATACCGATGTTGGATCGTATGACCCGCCGTCTTCGCAGATGGCGTGGCAAATGCGGTTCCTATTTTCGGTAGTTTCCGATGAAACGGAAAACGAGGTTTATCACCTCGAGATCTTGTCCCGCAAATGGCGGGACCTTGAAGAGGAGCTGGCTAGGCGCGATCATGAGATCTGCAACAAGCTGGTTGAACTCTTCCCTGAGCACACGCGACGGATCTCGAAAGAGTATCGCGTCGAGCACCATCCTACAAGGACGGTGCATACTGGGAACTACACCTTGTTCGATGAGTACACTAACATGTACTTCTCGAACTTGATGAACGTTCTCAGTCGTCTGCCTCAGATCTGAGTTGGCTACGATGTCCCTGAAACGTAGTTCCAGGCGACGCACCCTGAATGGGGTGCGCTGCAGAGTCTCAGCTCTAGACTTAGCGCCGCGTATTTTCGAATCTATCAACACCCCGGTTTCGCTTTCCTGCGCTTTGTTGTTGAAATACAACGAGCACAGGCAGCTTGCCGAAAAGAAGATAGACCCTCGAAACTACAAGTCCGCCAAAGACTTCTTTGACGACTACCAAAGTGTCAAACTTCTCGCGAAGTTTCCCGGTCTTAAAACCGGCATTGACACTGAGGCGGTCGCGTATAAGAAGTTCCTTGGCGCAGAAGTTCAGTGTATGAAAACGAACCTCCGGTTGGAGGGTTGGAGCATGGGGTCGATTCATTTCGCACCTCACGTTGATCGCATCATTTCTGCTGCGAAACGAAAAATTGCAAAAATCCTCGGACCGGTTCCGTCGTTTTCGGAAATGGACTTCCGCTTCGGACCAGGCGCGACGTTTGGTGTGCGCGGTGAAACTTCACCGTACAACAAGGTTACTGCTGACCTTGAGTGCACTGACGCTATGGTTGACTCGCTCCAAGAGTTTCTCGAGGAGTTCCCGGGGTGGATAATGCCCGGGCTGCATGACGTTACTGTCTTGCCAGGTAGTCAACTATCCTTTGTCGCCAAAGATGCGACCACAGACCGACCTATATGTATCGAGCCGCTTTTAAACGGCTTAATGCAGAAAGGGATCGGCACGTGGATGCGAAACTGTCTTAAACGCGTGGGGATTGATCTTGATGATCAAACCGTCAACCAAAAGTTGGCCGCCTTAGCTGAGAAGCTAAAGCTCGCGACCGTGGACTTTGCGTCCGCGAGTGACACTATCGCATATCGGGTGGTTCTAGAACTTCTTCCCATTGACTGGGTAATGTTCCTAGATCGTTGCCGCTCATCCAGTTTCTGGGATGGGCAAACATGGGTGAACTTTCACAAGTTCTCCTCCATGGGCAACGCATACACGTTCGAACTGGAAACCTTGATCTTCTACGCAGTGGCGAAAGCTTGCTGCGATGAGATCGGAATCAGAACGACAGTCCGTGAGGACATAAGTGTGTATGGGGATGATGTTATCATCCCGTCCGACGCATATCACCTTTTCCAAGAGGTGAGCGAGGTGCTCGGCTTCACGATTAACGATAAGAAGTCCTTCAAAGAAGGGGTCTTCTACGAGAGTTGTGGGCACGATTACTTCGCAGGCGAGTTTGTACGACCTTTCTTGTGGAAACGAGAGCTGAATACGCTCACGTCTGCCTTCTATGCGGCAAACACGATCAGACGGATTGGGAAGCTTCGTAACACCCTCCGTGAAAAGGAGGGGTGCGACTTGGCTCTTCGTCCTGTCTATAATCGGGCTGTCGCTGGGATACCTACCCGACTACGTCGGAAAGGTCCTGAAGGCTTTGGAGATGGTCACCTTATCAGTGACTTCGATGACGCGTGCCCACCGCTCGCAAGAGACGGTTGGTGCGGTTACGTCTTCGACTCCTTCCAAGAAAGCGCCCTCCTTTTCTCCCCTCCTGGGGGAAAATGTGAGTGGCCCGCAGCTTATGCACTTTACAGTGCAATGTCTGCGTCCCAGTCATGGGATCGTACCATGTCCGCCACTAGCGATGTCAGGGAACTTGCAATTTGGGCCTCACAGCTTAAGTTGCCAGAACCTATTCACGCCAGTGATGGATATTCAGTACGAGGTCGTACAAAGATAAAGAAGGTAAGCACGTTCTGTCCATCTGGACGATGGCTGAACATGGGTCCCTGGAGTTAACCCCTCCAGGCTTTCCCCTTCTTGGGTGGAGGCGCAACGTTTGCGCTGAAGGAGCATCGTAAGGTTACGCAGGTGATGGTAAAAAACCAGATCCTGTACCCTTATTTTGTTCCAAGTGGAGAGC